AGTTTCTCTTATTACATCTAAAATATTAGGCATTAGATTTAACAATTTCAAATTTATATTCTACTGATTTAGTAGGAACTAAACAATCAGCCCAAATTTCTGGATACTTCTCTTTGAGTTTTTTTGTATCAACTCTACCAGATATTAATATAGGTTGTTTGTTTTCATTCAATAGTCTTGTTCCGTCGCCTTTAACTGCATAAGAACTTTCACGAACTATCTTTGAAATTGTTGTTCCATTAAAATCACCATAAGTATTAGATGAAATTTTTATTTTAGGAACTTTGGTAAGTTTAACAACAGATGTATTTAATTCATCAAAAATTTCTTGTACCAAATTTTTATTAGTCGCTAGAACTTTTTGTTTATCTAATACTTCTTGTTTTAGTAAACCATACTTTAAAATAAACTCCTCTTTAAACTTTGTTAAATAAGAGTTTTTAATATTAAGTTTTAATTGTGTCATGATTACTACCTTTCTTGTTTAATTGTTAACACAATTATATTAAACCACATTTTTATAATAAAAAAAATAGTTTTTTATTTTTTTTTGGTAAGTTTTATCGAGTCCGAGCGCGCCCAGCTCGGAAGTTTATGGAGGTTTAAAAAAAGCCAGACCACGTCGAAACGGGAAACGGGACGGGGTTTACTGATTATTTAAAAAACAAATGACTAGAAGGCAAACTGCTAGGAATAATCCTAGCAGTTCAAGGAAGGAACTAATTAGCAAATCTGAAAACCTCCAGAGTGTCGTGCAAAGTTAATAAACTCTTTAACATTTTCCTTATCAAATGGATAAGAATCGTCCCAGTTTTTTTGTGCATTGATTTCTTTCCAATGATTATTATAAGGAAAAGGATAGTCTATTGGTGCAAGGTTTTCACCAGGTCTTAATCTTTCAACCTCCTTTTTAAGATCTGCTAATTTCTGCTCTACTTTTTTATTATGCTCACTTGCAATTTTTGCATTAGCTTTAGTAGACTTCTCAAGTTCAGCAACATAACCATTTTTAATTAGGTTGCTTAACCTTCGAGCAATAGCGAGTGCAGTATCTTCATCGAACTCTGTGCCACTATTATTATATAGTCCTTCCATTTGCTCATCAGAAAGTAAGTTATGACATTTAGCATGTATAAGGTTGGCAAGAGGTCGCCACCACCACACATTATTACGAAAATAATAACCTGGATTTTCTTCTTCAAATTTATTTAAAGCTTTGAAGTAAGCATCTTTATCGTCATCTGTTGCTTTATCCCAATCAATCGTTGGTCGTTGGCTTTTTAGGTTAGGGTCTAACCCATATATATCAAAACCCATTGGGTTCTCCTTTCTTTATTGTTAACAATTTAATTATAACAAAATGGAAAACATTTGCAAGAAATTTTTTTTATGTATTTCCGTCCAGAAAGTTTCCCCGCTGCGCCCGCCGCTAGCTTTTGCTGCTTAATAAAAAATTAGACGGACCCGAAACGGGAAACGGGAACGGGTTTTCATAGGATGCAGCACATGAGGACCACGAATAACCAAAAGGTCATCCGTGGATAACAGATAATCATCACCGCCAATGTAAGTAAATATCCCATTAGTGTTTACTAATCTTACTATTACACTTCGGACATTCCGGATCTTCAACTTTAGCGACAAGGTCCTCTGTATTATTAAGGGCAACTTCAATTGTGTGACGAGCTTCTTCTAATGAGGGTGCCGAACTATATATAGCTTGTATTATATTAATGAGAGCTCCCTTTAATGCGTTTTCCACACCGAGAGATTTTTCTAGATTGCAAAGGTACTGATCTGTTTGATCGTAAGCTTTCTTCATGCCTGAGGCACTTAATTTTTTTTTCATTGTATACTCCTGTATTGTTAACAGTTTATATATAACAGCTAATACAGCTAGCTGTCAACCTGTTTTTATGGTCGGTCAAAGGTGCAGATTTCTGGGCTTTTCTTTACCGAAGGTTTCCCGCTGCGCGCGCTTCGCTGGTTCTGATGGAATGATAAAACCCCAGAAAACTAGGGCTTTCAACGGGAAACGGGAAACCAGATCAGGGCTGCGCAGGGCCTGGTCGGTGCTGGCAGGATTATAAAAACCCAAGGTTTCTGCGGGTTACGGGAAACGGGACTGCGCTGCAGCGCGCAGGGCCAGCTGCTGTAGAGCTCTTCTTATACTTGAGTGGGGAGTGCGAAACGGGAAACGGGAAACGGGAAACGGGAGTCCCGGCTCACGGATCTCGAGAATTTGGAACTCGGTCTTCAAGAGGGAGTAATGCAAGATAAAAGCTTTACCACCAGATCTGTTTCTTTTTAAGAACCAATTTATTTGATATTTAGATATTCCATAATTCTTAGCATCATTTGATTTTAATTCTAACCAAAATTCATTGCCGTCCATACAGGCATTAACATCAGGTATTCCGTTGATTGTAGAGGATTCTATTCTAACAAAATGCCAAGTCTTTTGTTTTTTTTGAATCAAGTTAATATGACGCCAAATTTCACTTTCTTTCATTAACTTGTTTTGGTGTTACATCTATAATATTATCTGCATCTTTTATCTTATTTTCTAACTCTTTAAGTCTCTCTTCTAACTTATCTCTGCTCATTCCCTCCAATGTTGTATGTGCAATTTCTTTCTTATCAACAAATTGACCAGCTAATTGACCGGCTCTAAACTCAGCATTTATTGCACCCGTATATTGTCCTTTCATCTCTGCGCCATTTCTTAATCTCTCAAATATTTTATAACGACGTAATTTATCCTTCTCATACTTTTCTTGTTCTTCTTGTAGTTTTATCTCAAGATATCTACAAACATGTGGGTTAAGTTTTGGGTTTGTAAGTCGACTAGCTATGACAGCGATCGATTCATTTGATTGGTCTGTGCTGTACCCTGCTTTTCTTAACGCATCACTTTTCGAAATATTACCCCAATCAGCTACTAAACAATCAACAAAAGCTTTTTGTTTTTCTGTTAAATCTTTTACAGTTCTTAAATTTTTTGGTTTTTGCGGCATAATTTATTATAATGTATTTTCCTAGAAAGTAAATTTTCAAAAAGAAATTGCAGGGTTTTGTCCATAAGAGTTTTGTTATTTTCCTATTTTTTGGGAAAAATTCCTAGTTTTTTCCTAAAATATTTTGCAATATTTCCTAGTTTTCTCTTGTTTTTCCTAGTTTCCTAAAATATTTGCTATGTTTTGAACTTTTTTAAAAAAAAGTTTGTAAGGAATGACATTATAGGATATATTATTACTTAACCACAATATAGGGGGATTGGTTAGATTTTGTCACAAAAATTAAAATCCCCCTTTTTTATTGACACTCCAACACATTCAGGTTATACATACTTAAGCGCAAGAGGCTAATATTGTTAACACATGTATACCTTTCCAGCTTCTTGCGTTATCCTTACAATATGTTAATTCTAGAAATCTTATGTGCTGCTACTGCTGTAATATCTATTTATATTTATGGCAATCAATCTTGGTATGCACCTTTGTTTGGTTTCTTTTCTCAAATATTTTGGGTTGCCTGGGCAATATTAGATAATCACTATGCTATGTTGTTTTTGTCAGGTGCAATGATACTAACCCACATTAGAAACTCCAAACAAATGAAAACTATACAAAGGCTGAAACAAAAATTGTACTTAAAAAAGTTGTAGGCGTATCTTTTACTTTATTTCTAAACACTGTCAAATCTCTTCGTAATTGTTTTTTATACTTAACATCAGCTTTCAACATTTTTTTATAAAGCTTATCATAATCAAACCACATGATTTGCCGGTGTGTAAATTTTAATTCATGATTTTTTAAAGCGCGTACGTAACATTCTTGTATGTCATCAGGATCTAAATTACCCCAGGCACAAACAACTTCAAAATCTTTTGACCCTTGTAATATCCAGTTGTGAGCAAATATTTTTAATAGTGAAGCTTTTCTGTCGCTTTGAATTATCATGGAATCTTCTAATGCATTTACTACAACAGCTCTCCATAATTTTTGTTCTGCATCTAATTTTTCTGCATCAAGAATACTTCTTGCAAATTTTAACCCCATTGTTCTCATTAAATGCGGTGATGTTAACATCAGTGTCCATAATCTTTAATTAATTCTTTAAGTAAAACTTTATAAGTAGCAGCATATAAACGCATCTTTTCACCTTTTAATGATTTATAATGTAAGTAATCCTCTAATACACCATCAATAAAAAACATTTTATCGATAGAACTCATTGATTCTAGGTTAATTATAGCTACGTCATCGTTTAACAAGTCTTTCCAATTAATTTTAGTCATAATTTTATCGTAACTATTTCTAATCATCTTGACCACCCTTAACCACTTTTAACTTTACAATGTTTTGTTTTTTATCATCTGTTTCATAATATGTGTGTAAAAGTTTTTGATACAACTGCTGTGTATAATGAAAATCAGAATTTACAGAGATAGCGTAAATAAAATCCATGACCTTTTTAAAGTCTTTTTTTGTAAGATTTTTGCTTAAAAGATCAAATATTTCTTTGTTTTTGTTTAAATCACTTAACATAATGCTCCAAACCTCCCCTGGCCATGCCCCGTGATCCGTGTTACTAGATTATTTGTCCTTTTTGTAGATATCTGGATCGTATCCACCTAGGTTCATTTTTCTTTGGTACTCAATATTCTTACTTTTAAACGTCGGTAACTGACTATCGCAGTTTGGGCACACGAACCTAAGGTTCTCGAGCCTATGATCATTTTTTACACCATTTATGTGGTCAAGTACAAGCACTAATTTTTTTTCTTTCCAATCACCTTTATTTTTACAAAAGGCACATTCATATTTTATAAGTTTATCTTTTAACACTCTAATTTTAAGACGCGCTCTGTTCGTGTACTTCGAGTCTTTAACAAAAAGCTCTTTTACAGATATACTTGTATATTGGTTTGCCATACCCCGTCCTCCAATTACAGAATAAGGTATTGACAACTTTGTGTCTAGTGTTTGCGGATTTTCTTAAATACAATACTGCAGTAAGGACACATAACTTTGTCAACCCCCTCAAGTGATAAGTAAATTAGAGGGTGACCTCCAGAGTCCTCACCTTTGCAACACACTGTTGTTTCGTTAAAAACTTGTATTGTTTTCATAACTTAGTTCGAGCCCCTGAGTGACCTGAACCACCACAAGCATTACAAACATAAGTGGTATCTATCTCTTTATTAGCAAGTCTGTCATATTTTATAAAACCATTACCATGACATTCTTCACAAATTTCATAAACTAATATTTTCTTTTTTAACATTATTCTTTTTCCTTTATTACACATTCCTGTTTATATTTTGTATAACCAAATATAGTTACTGCTGGTTTTTTTGGATCTGCTTTCGACCAACCTTTATCAACCCATACACAAGTATAATTTCGTTCTGCATTTTTTCTTGCTACAAAAAAATCTGCATTACTCCAAGTATATAAATTAATCGCTAGTCCTAGTATTATTGTTTCCATTTTTGTTAATCCTTTTTTCTAATTTTTTCTTTTTAAATAATGGTGCGAGTTTGTATTCATCGACAAGTTCAATATCAAACTCTTGTATGATTCTCGAATATCTAAACCCCTTGCGCACTGTATTTGTGCTAAAGTTTAAACAGACATATCCGAGAACTTCTTGATTGTTTAAGTGTCTATTTGATAACATAATTTTATCTGCAACAGCACAACTTCTAATTTTACCAAAGTAATGTTCTTTATAATCACCAGTAGCCGTAAAGGTAAGTAAAAATAAATAAATACTTGGAAATATCATTTTATCTCTCTACAAAAAATGTAATGATGATCTTTCCAGTGATGACATGACTGCACATGTATAGCCTTCATTTTTCGACCACCAAACTCAAACTCTGAATCCATCGTGACACCACAACTAACCGGTGCTGATATATGAATACCTTTAACATAATCATCATGCTGCAAAGAATCATCACGATATGCTGCAGCATAATTTTTTGTGGTTTTATACAATAAAAATTGCGCCCATCTTAATTTAGTCATTTATCCCCCAATAAAACTTTTTTAAATTCATCAATGCTCATGTCTTTTTTCTTTGCCTGGAAAGCTACATGATCATCAATCAATTTTTTTACATAGACTCCAGGTGACCTATATTTTATTTCACCTAACGCTTTCAACAAACGATATTGGTCTATTGCAATTGCTACACTCTTCCATTTATGGACATTCATTTTATCTCCTTTCTAATCATGACAAAAACAAGTATCAGTTGCTGAATCAAATTCAAACAACTCTAACTGGTCTTGAGTGTTCTTTAATAATTTTGCATAACTAGGTCTGTCTTTCCTAAAGTATGCAGCTCGATCGTTTCCTGTTCCTATATTTTTTGTTTCTTGTTTAATCCACCAGTCCGCTAGCTTTGGATCTGATTTCATTATGTTTCTGATAGTATTTGCACCTTTCAAAAAACATAAATCGCAGTTACCTTGTGGTGTCTTACCACCTATGTTGGGTAATTCTAAATCAAAACTGTTCTCACTCCAGAACTTAAATACATCTTGAACTGTTTTACGAGCATCATGTAATGGAGCTTCAGTTTCCCATCGTTCTTTTTTATTTCTGTTAGCAAGTCTTGCAACTCTGTGTGGCTCATCATAACGCAAACCGACATAGCTATTCCAATATTCAAACCCTTTGTAAAACATACAATAAGATCGCATAGGTTTTATCTTTAAATAAGATGTGCAATATCGTGTAACAGGATTTGGTAAAAATTTTTTGCTGTCGATAAGCTCTTCATAAGGTCTGCCATCTCTTGACGCCGTTTCGTAATTAACTATTCTTATTTTATGCTCTTCGTTGTTATCCCACTCAACCCAAACGATAGGAACATTCCAATTAGTTTCACAGGCATGAACAAAATCTAATGTTTGTGGCATTTCTTTGCCTGTATTAGCAAACACCACAGGCAGATCGTCTGGCAGTTTACCATTAAAAGCTTGTAATATGTGATACAACATATATCCGGAAGTTCGACCTCCAGAAAAATTTATGACACCTGGTGTTTCTAACTCAAAAGGATTACTCATCGCCGTGCTTTGCTGCATATTCTAAATTTACCAAAGCTCGAGCGGCATCAGTGCCAAACAAAGTATAACCAAACTCATTTTCAGGGTCAGTTATCTTTAAATTTTTAAGTTTATCTACAAATACATTTAATTCTTCGTTAGATGTAGGTTGACCACGATGATCGTTTATATCTACATCGCTAAGTATTTCACTTATTTGTTTTAATAACTTTTTTACTTTTTGTGACTTCATAATATCCTAAGTATATATAACTTTATAAGAGTAGTCAAGATATATTGACACTACTTACAATTATTATATAATGTTAGTATGATTAATACACAACTACTAGAAAAAAAAGTTGCTCTAGAGCATTTGTGGACTAAAAAATACATTGAAAAAGGTAAGTATACAACAGATATGGTGCCTTTGACAA